TACCAAAAAATTCTGGATCAGGTTTTAATGTAAATTTTGTTGCTCTTGCGTAGTTGGCATCAGTATCTTTTCTTACTGTTCTTGTTATTATAAACTTTTTTAATGGTATTGGTTTTACAATTATTGAAAATTTTTGTATTTCGGTTTTTGTTTTTTTGTTGCTAACATAAGTTATGGTAGCTACAATATTATATGTTCCTGTTTTTTTATATATTTTTTGTGTTGTATTTAAATTTGTTACTTTAACTTTAGTATTATCACCCCATACATAATCTATACTTGTCAAAGTAGATCCAGAAGGAAGAGTTATATTAAAACTAAATGTAGTAATATCAGGAAACCCTTTAAGAGATTCTACATAATTAGAAGTTACTGTAATCATATATTAAAATTGAATAGCTTCTTGTGCTATGTTATTATTAAAAATTTGTATTTGAGATGCTATATTTGGTAAAGAATTAAATACAGGAAATTTAAATTCATCTAATAAAATATTTTGAGTATATACCTTTCTATCATTTTCTGGATAATAATAATTCCATCCCAACAAACTAATACCATCTGTATATTGTTGTGTTCTTGTGTTAAATGTTTTAATTTCAGCTACATCATCTAAAGATAATATATCTGTTGTTATTTTGTTAATATCAACAAACATACCTAATTTACTATTTTGATGAGAAAATTGATTATTAAAAATATCTACTATTTTATTTGTTATATATGAATCAGAATTTATAGATGTTTTAGATTTTATAACACGCAAAATAGTAGGATCTAAATCCGAAAGTGTTAAAGTTGAACCAGCTGCGGGTGGTACATAAAAATCAAACATCATATACACAGGATCTATTGCAACCACTTCTGTTGTTATAATTTTTAAAGGATTAATACCGTTTAAAATTAATTCTTTTTGCGGAGGATTTAGAAAAATTTGATTAGGTGTTTTAGGAACACCACACATATATAAATTGTTAAAATTACATGAATTTGAAAATTTAATCTGATTATACATTATATTAATTTCTTTATGTGGATTCTTAAGTCCAATATCATAAAGATATTTCATATATTTCATTAAATAATCATTATTATTTAAAATTTTAACATCTCTTATTATATCAGAATAATTGTTCTTTATATAATTTTCATAATCATCTTTAGTAGAAAGCCTGTATTGCGCCCTGAATGACTGTGGTGCATTTCTTCTTATTTCATCTACCGTTTCTTCTCCTTTAAAATCAGTTGCTGGATATGAATTATTAACAAAAACATTAGATAACTGAAAAGAATCTAAATAATTTGCATTTATTGAATTAGTATCATCTAATATTTTAGGATATATTAAAGAATTATATCTTACAATAAAAGAATTAGATAATCCACCAGCACCCAAAATAGGTTCATCTGGATCTACTTTTAGATAAAAAATAACAACCTGATCTCCGGTATTTAATTTTTTTCCATTAATGTCATTTCCAAAAATTATTTCATATCTTTTATTTTCATTATATCTTATTTCATAAACAGTTTCATTTGCAGTATGCAAATATAATTCATTAACAGACGTATATTTTATCCATTCATTACTTAAGTAATCTTTTACATAAACATCAATACTATAATGATCTATAAATATATTTTCATCCAATGTTAAATATACAACTTCATTATCATACCCTTTTGCTGTATATAAAGGATATTCTTGAAAAGAACCTTGCTTCAATAAAACCCTATCATTAATAGATCTTATTTGTTCAGAAACGCCATCTGTTAATTTTGTGAAGAAAACATCAGAAGTAAATGAATATGAAACACCGTTTATAGTTACATAACTATATCTAGGTATAGTATAATTATTTGATAAAATATTCGGTCCGGCTGTTATTCTTATTGGAACAGTAGACGACGTTTTACCTACTGGTTTATAATTTAAAAGTTTTACTATTCTATTCATGTTTTCATAAAGCTGTGCTTCTGAAAACATACTTTCTGATGATGTTTTATTTAAATAAAACATCAAATTACCAAAAACTAAACTAATAACATCTATTACTGCTGCTAAATTAGATCCTTGGTAGTTTTGATCGGTAAAAACTCCACCTTTATTTAGTCTATCTATAATTAATGATTTTAAACTTAAAGCATCAAAATTTAAGTAAGAATTTTTATCTATTATTGTTTGGTTCATATATATTTTAATATTTATTTTGCTTTTAATAAAAAGTCTGTACTAAATTTTTTATTTATTTTTGGTATTTCATAAAAAACCATAATTCCATAAGAATTATCATCAAAATTTACATTAACTTTTATCTTTATTATATTTATTCTTGGTTCTTGGGTAGCTAAGTCTTCTAGTATTCTTCTTCCTATATAATTCCCTCTTTCTGTTGAAAGTGGTTCGAATAAATAACTATCCAAATCCATACCAAAATCAGGATCTAATACCTTTTCTCCTTTTTTTGTATATATACAGTTTTTTATTGCATTTTTAATAGCATTTTCGTTTATATCTACTTTTATATCATTACTGATAAATTGTTTTGACTGTATATTACCAGAACTACTCATAGTTAAATCTAGATGTAGATCACTATATACAACATTATCAAAAGTTTCCTCAGACACTTTTTTTGTTGGAGAATTATTTTGTTTGGGTCTTATTAAATTATCTAGTCGAACTGTAGCCATGTTAGGATAAATATATTTATAAATATTTTAATAATAATATGACAAAATATAATTCCTTTAACCTAATATATGAAAAAGCCTTTGCTAAATACGCAAATGGTGGAGCATTTAGAGAAAATACACCAGTAAAGATAAAAGATAGTTATTTTTCTTCTCCTTACTTTAAACAAAGATATGCAGGGGATAAGGTATTTTCTGATTGGTTGACAAATTTAGTTAAATTAGGAATTTTCTTTTTTATACACAAGGTCCATGCAGACGGAACTATGATGGACAGACAAGATGCAAATGATTATGCTGGTGCTAATAATCTGTATTTAACAATTAAAACAGATCCACGTAATCCATCATATCCAACAGAATTCAGCGAATTTCAGGTTCCAGCTGATTTTAAGTTTTTAGAAGTATTAGACTTTGGTCCTAATCTTCCACCAGTACAGGGGGTTCCTAACAAATACGAACAACCAATGACTGATTACACTCCACAAGAAGCACCTAGTTTTATCAATATAGGTAATTCTCCAAAAGATAATTCTTTAACAAAGAAGAATATCAATATAAAAATTAAAAAATAATTTTATCTATTGATAGTATTTTCTATAGAATTTATACAACAATAGAAATTTATTTCGTGATCTAGTACGAAATTATCTTTGTACATATATTCTCCTATATCTATAAGAATTAACTTTTTAATATTTTCTTTTATGTTAGATTCATAAAAGATTTCAAATAAAGACTTTAATAAAGACTGATAATTATTATTAAATAAACTTTCGTTTTCTATAACGTACTTCCTAATAGAAAGTGAAGATTCTCCATTAAGAATCTTACTATATAAAGAATCAGAAAAATTAGATATATTATCAGATTCTAATATATTTAATTTTCCAGAAACAGAAAATAACTGAAGATCATTTATAATTCTTCTTATATCTGGAAATCTTTTATGTATAAAAGAACTTATTTTCTTCTTTTCATCATCTGTTATTTCTATTTTTTCTTTTACTAAAATAGAAATACTTCTTTTTATAACATCATCAACAGAAGTCTTTAATTCAAAAGAAACACATCTAGATTTAAGAGGTTCTATTATTTTAGAAATATAGTTTCCAGTAAGAATAAACCTTGTTGTGTTATGGTATTCCTCCATAACATTTCTAAGAACTCTTTGACTTTCTGGTGAAAGACCATCAGCCTCGTCTAAAACAACTACCTTTTTAAGTCCATCTATAGATCTAACCTGTGCAAAAGAAACTACTTTATTTCTAATGGTATCAACACCACATTCATCACTTGCGTTTATATAGATGTATTGACACTTCAATACATCATTTATTAAAACCTTAGCTAAGGTAGTTTTTCCTGTTCCTGCGTTTCCAAAAAATAAAAGGTTTGGTATATCATCTGTTATTGAATTAAAATAATTTCTTTCATTTTCTGTTAAAAGAACATCAGATAAAGAAGTCGGTCTATATTTTTCTACCCACAGATCGTTATAGTGAGATATTTTCATATTCAACAAATATATGCTTTTTTTGTTTGTTTGTCCATTAAAAAATAAAAAGTATCAAAGAAAAATATAGAAGGCAGAGTAAGTATATATAATTCAATGGCTATGGATAATTCTAGCGAAATAGATTCAATTATAGATCAACTAAAAAACGATTCAGTAGAAAATACAAATATAAAACCTGTACAAAAACAACAATCGTTGGGTTTAAATGATGATAATGTAAATGATTATGTTTATAATAAAACAGCAGAAGTTATAGAATCTGGACTTGATGCTATTAATAACTTAAAAGATGCTGTTTTAACAGGACAAGACCCAAAGGAGATATCAGCCCTTGCACAGCTTATAGGAGCTACTACAAAGGCTATTGATGGTCTTAATAAGATCAATCTACAGATAAAGCAACACAAGAACAATATTGAGGTAGCTAAATTAGAAGCAGATGGTTTAAAGAAACAACCAACACAGACAACAAATGTTATTGCAATAGCATCCAGAGAAGATGTTATGAAAAGACTATTTGATAAAGAGTCTCCAAGAGAAAAGGTTCAATTAATAGAAGATACTATTATAGATTCTTAAATCTATTCTAAGCTATAAGATTTTCTATATTTGTTTTCAGGATACTTCTTTCTGAAATCTGGATCATTAATCATTTGAGCATATGATTTTTTGGCAGCACCATGATTTACTAATTGTTTTATTTCTGAAACAGTTTTACCTCTTAATTCTTCTGGATCGTATGAATTTACTTCTGCTCCATCTTCATCTTCAAAATAAGGTGGGGGATTTTGTTTTCCAAAATTAGTTAAACCGCCTCTATAAAAAGAACCATCAACAGGAACATTATCTTCATTTTCTTCTAAAGACCCATAAGTTGCATTTGGAATGATAATACTTGTTTTATATGGTCTTCCTAAAGAATCGAAATAGAATACAGTAGCTTTATCCTTTGCTTTTTCTTTTAATCCTGAAATAAATTCTGACTTGTCTCTTCTAGAAAGAGGTTTAACTGTTTCTATTTTTGATCTTGCTATATTTTCTCTTTCTTGTTCAGAATCACCTTCTATAGATACTTTCTCTAATTCAAGATAGATAGAAGAATATAATTTATGCCATTTAGCAGAATTCATAAAAAATTTTACGAACTGCTTTTGATCAATTTCACCTTTATTTTTAGCATCATTTAATTCACTAAGAATATTTGCTTTAAATTGTTGTATATTCTGAGTCTTTAATAAAGAAGGATCATGAAATTTTGTAGAAGTAGTTGATAACAAGGCTCTATACAATTCTGGTTTTGTTTTTTGTATTTTTGAAATAGCTTTATCAGAAACACCTTTTATAATATTGAACATATCTAATGCTTTTTCATAATCATCATTATTATCTTGTTGAATTGATTTTTTTAATAAAGAAAATTCTGATGGTTTTAATTTTACAACAGACGCATCCAATGCTTCATCAGATTCCAATGATTGTCTAGCATATCCTGGTTGTAATTCTGATAAAGAAGATTTCTTTGGTACTTTACTAGTTGCTTCTGATATAATTTTGTTATAAAACCCATTAAATAAATTCATATGATATATTTATCATAATATTTACCAAAACAAATTATGTTTTTCTGCTAAATCCACAAATCCTTCTTTTATTAAATAATCTTTTACCTTATCAAAGAAATTTTTATTTTTATTTTTATTTTTGGATTTTAATTTTATTACAAAATCTGACATACTCGTATGTTCAATTATACAATCTACTTCTACTCCCGTATAAGAAAATTTCATTTTAAACGGCCCTTTTGGATTTTTTATTTTTGAAATAAATTTCTTTTTGTCCATAAATTAACTTATTATTATTTTTAATTTAAGTCAATAAAAATATTTAATGACAATAAAAAACCCACAGAATTTCTTCTGTGGGTTTTTTTGTGAGGGCTTTCGATCTCTTAGAGATAGAGGCGACCAACTGATTGAGCAACGTTTTCGGAACCAAGTCCTTTAACGATGATGCAGTGATAGTATAGACTTGCACCGAAGATATGATCGACTACGCCGTAACGGGTCATAAGACCAACTCTTGGAGAGAAGTCATTAGGACCAATTGTGCGTTGAATCATAACTGGGATGTAAGGACAATATACAATACCGGTATCATAGTATTCGGCACCTTTGTAACCTAAAAGTGCATACTCAATAGCATCGTTTGCGCTTCTTGTTCCAGCTAATAGTTGAGCTTCTGTACGAGTATCTCTGTAGATAGCGAAACGACCACCGAGATTACCAACCTTGGCAATGCCTGTAGGTTGAGTATTAACGTTGCCGTTTACTGGCATCCATTGAAACTCTGGTAACATCTCAAGAATAGTGCAGACGCGAGGAGTTGCAACGATGAAGTTGGCAGAACCACGGCGGTTGCGGATTGCGATGCGGTTAGCCTCGACAATAATCTTGCTGTAGAAGTCACGATTGCGTTCGCCGAGCCAACGGGCATCAGCGGAAGCAGCGTACCAGAAACTATATCCATTACCTTTACCTGCATTGAGTGAAATCTGAACCATTCTCATGATCATTTCACGGTCGATTTCGGCCTGAATTTCATACGACATAGCGTTTGTTAATTCAGAATCAACATCAAGACCATTCATGTTCTTCATATCTTGCTCAAGTTCAACAGACCAACGAGCAGCTAAACGACGAGTTTTAGCTTCAACGGCAGTTTTTGCGAACTCAAGTGATACTTGAGGAATGTTTCCAGTTAACTCAAACTGGCTTAAGAGTGCAGCAACACCTTGATCTTCTCCAACGACTGTGAAATCGCTGTTTCCGCTCAAGAATGCAGCACTAGTACCAGTAAAGCGGGTATCAAGAGTTTGATAACCGAGTTCACCACCGTCATTTTGGCGAGGAACGCCATCATTTCCAGCGGTACGTGGTCCAAGTGTGCTGTAACCATCAACACCTGTTCCACCTAAACTTGCGGTTTCATACTTATAACGCATAGCGAATGCCAAACCAACTGGACCAGCCATCGGCTGAACACCAACGATCTCGTTAGTGATAAGCTCAGGGAATGTACGACGAACCATAGGGATTAATACCTTTGGAAGTCTTGCATCACCAGTTGCATAACTATCACTGTTAGAAAGACCAGTCTGACCAGGAGCAGAACCACCGTAAACACCAGCGATACCGCTTTGATTACCGGATTCTTCAATGCACCAACGTTCTTGGTTTTCCATGAGGATAGCAGTAGATAAACGAGTGTGATCGTCTTCTAGTGGTTTTACTCGATCTGAACTATAGTTCAAAACGGGTGCCCATTTTTCCAATAACATGTCAGCACGACCTTTGTCGATGAAGCCTGTTGAGGGTTTGATTGTATTCATATGTTTTATTATTTACCTTTCTTTTTGGATTTTGTTTTTCTAGAAAAGAACCATTCTCTTCTACAACTTAAAATTTTTTATGATCTTCTTAATTCTGTTAAGTAATCAGTTACTGGGTTGAAATCATTATTATTTGATTTATCTGTTGATTCTGAAATTACAACAGAAGGAACCTTTACATCTTTTGAAAAAGATTTTGTTTTTGCTTGTTCAGCCAAAACAGTTCTTTCAGCTGAATCTTCTTTTTCAAACATTTCAATTACATAATTGAAATTTTCTTCAATATATGAAGGAGATTTATCAGATAAAATCTTTTTTAGATATTCCTTTTTAGAGGAAGCCATTCCTGTGGTCTTTTTTTCTAATAAAAGAGCGGAATTTAAATTTTCTAATTGTAATGAAATTTTAGCATTTTCATTATAAGATTCATTCAATTTTTCTTGGAGATCATTGATCTGATCATTACCCTTTTTCAAAACGGTTTTAACATTCTCGTTTAAAGTTTCTGGGTCAATTGATAAAATATCTTTAATTTTTTGTAATTGAACCTTAGCATGTGTATTAGCAACAGCTTCCTCTAATTGTTGAGAAGGTAAATTCTTTTCTAGATAAAGATCTAGGTAATTGCTCATTTCAGAAATGATCTTATCAGTAAATGATTCAGCTTTTTCGTTTAGAGCATTTGTGTAAAACTCGGAAATTTCTTCTAATTTAGAAGTATGGTTTTCATTGATGGCATCTACAACTTCTTTTAATTTATTGCAATGATCCAAATCAAGAGCTTCGATTAGATTTTCTAATTTAGAAGCATGGTCTTGATCTTGCTTTAACAAAGCTCCTTCTAATTCTAGAGAAAGCTTGGTTTGAACTTTTTCGTTTACTGCTGTTTCAAATGCTTCGGCTATTGCATTTGCAGTTTCTTCGTTTAATACACTTTGATCTAGTGTTTTTAAAATCGTTGAGATATCCATATTATATATTTTTATTTACCTTTCTTTGATACATTTTTATTGTTTTTTTTGCAATCACTGCATTGTTTTTTATCTTTTTTGCAATCATCACAGCAATAATCTTTATCTTTAATAATTTTTTTTACTTTTTGTTTTACCTTTTCGGTTAAAATATCCTTTAATAGTGAATCTGCTTGTGAATAGTTTTTTTCACAAATAGCAGTAATGAATTTTGAAATAGAATTTCTCATATATTTATTTACAATGTTTTTAGTGCATTAATGAATGCAATCACTTGTTCCTTCAAATAAACATTTTTATTATTCTTTGGAAGGTTACTTATATTTTTTTCAAATTTTTCAAATAAAGGTTCAAACTGACCATTATCTTGTAATATCCATTGTTTTGATTCTAAAATTCCATTAACAAATGCAGTAGGAACAGAAGGATCAGCAACAACATCAACAGCAACTAATCTAAAATCAGAAACTCTATTGTATTGACCATCTGAATCAAGTCTACCTAATGCTCTAGAAGAAACACCAAGCTTAACATCATCCAAAAGAAGAGATCTAACGATTTGCCCCATTGGAGTAGAAAGAATACGGGATTTACCTTCGAAGATATTTCCGTTTTGTTTAAGATCTGTTACCATGTGACAGATTCTTTCTAAATTAATTTCAGGAGATTGAGGATGATTTAATTCTCCTGTAGATCTTTTATTCAAGATCATTTCTTTTGAATATCTATCGACTTCTTTAACCATTTCTTCTAATGGATAAATTCTCTTATTTTTATTAGCCTCATCTGCCATTAAAAATGGTCCATGAATAAATAAGTTTGATGGAGAATTTCTATTTTTTTCTTCAATTAAATATTGAACTTCATATGTTGGTTCTTCAACTAAAAGTCGATAAGCGTTATTCTGCATAATATATTATATTATTATTTACACTAATTAAGTGTAATTTCATTCTCAGTTAGTATTAAAAATAAAAAATTATTTTTTTCACACCATTTTTTTGCTGCATCAAACTTAGCCATATTCATTGCATATTGAACATTTTCATAAATAATTGTTTTTTGTGATTTTTTATTTGATGCAATTGGTGGTTGTGTTTGCTTAAATGGCTTTACTTCTATCAAAACTTTTTTATTAGTACCATCCTTCTGTTTTACAAGAGCTACCATATCAACAAAGTATCTATGTATTCTATTATCTAATGGAGAAATATAAGGAATAACAACAGATTCAGAACCCCATGTTATTACATTCGTATTATTATCTAACATTCTCATTGCATTGAGTTCCATTTTAGAACGATATACAATAGGAAATGTTCCCTTGTATTTGTTAGGATTTAATGGATTGAATCTACCTTGTTTGTAGTTTGTATTTTTTTTAATTAATTTTGGTTTTATCATCCAACAAAGAATGCTGTTATTGGTTCCCTATCAATTAAGTCTTTTGTAATTTCTTCTTCTAACTGTTGTTTTTCTGCTATACCCTGACTCATTACATCTGTATAATTTACTGTTTGATTTCCAAATAAATTAGTTCCACTATATTTTCCTCTTACATGACCGATTGTAATTTTAGAAAGTGCCAAAACATATTTATAAATCCAAAGCTGACTAACAATATCTCTAATTGGTTTCTGAACATGACAACCAATTAAACCATAATAAATTTGTTGTGTTGATGGTTCGGGTATTAATTTTAAATACTGTGTTTCAGGAGAAAATCTAAAGTATGGTTTAAGTGCTAATAAATTTTCTCTTGTATCCAA